CGGAACCACCGGCAGATCTCCTCAACGCTGAACGCGCGGGACTCCAGCAGCTGGGCATCCTTGGGATTGATGCCAATGACTTTGGCATCCATGCCACCTTCGAGCAGCGGCGACTTGCCGGCGTTAATAGCGCCGGAAATTTCCTTGAGGTTCTCCCTGAACTCCTTGCGCTGTTCTGGCTTGAGCACCTGCGTCATGGTGAATGCCACCGTAGGCGACAGTCCCCGCTCAAACGTGCCGTTGGCGGCAGTGCTGGCCGCCAACGCTGAGCCAAATACCGTGGCGCCATATTCGATGGCAGACACACCCCAACACCCATCCAGGGTGAAGCCAGGGATGCGAAAGATCCGGCTCTCCGGAATGATGCGCTGTGTGCCGTTGCGCTCGGTGAACCGGTACTCCCGGTTGCCGCGGCTATCGCGGGTGATGCTCAAGCGGCGGCGATCCAGAAACACCAGCGCCACCTCCCGGCTGCCGATGAACTTGCGCTCAGCAAAGCCGCCGTCACGCAGCAGCATTGAAACGATCATCGACTCCCAGAACACCGATGCCGTGCTCTCGTCGTTTGGGTAGCTGTGAATCAGCGGGTACAGCGGGTGATTGCGCGCCTCTACCCGGCCTGAGCTGGTGCGCTCATACAGCCCCAGCGGCAGCGTTGAGATGGTCTCGGCGATCAGCCGCACGCAGGCCCAGACCGTCGACAGCTGCATAACCGTGCGCTCATTGACCTGCTGACCGGCCTCGGTCTTGCCGAAGTACGTCCAGAACGCTTCCTCGGTCAGGCCAACCGGCACACCCAGCCAGCTCTGAAACGCTGCCTTGATGCGGCCCGGCTTCTTCTGTTGGTTCTTCATACGATGATCGGGTCCATTAGGAAGGCGTCGATATTGGCGCTGCCCTCTTGCTCACCTGCCGCGCCAACGGCCATGGCCAGCGCGACGATGCCGTCGATGCGGCCCGTGCTTTTGCGCTTGGCGAAAATGCGGTTGTCTTTCTGGTCTGCATCCAGCACTGCGCCTGCTGCGTTCCAGCGCAGACAGGGGTTTGCCTTGATCTCGATCTGCTGCTCGGTGAGCAGCGTTTCGAGCAGCTCGATCGAGCGCGGCATCCACAATCCGGACTGCTGCGACTTGGCGTAGCCCTGCCCGTGCGATACCAGTTCGACCATCACGCCCTCGGCGTCCAGCTCAGGCGTCATGTACTTGATGCGGTACGGGTCAAAGGCGATGCCGTTGAGCTGGAACATCTGCGTCAGCTCGCCGATGCGCTGAGCGACAAATGCGTAGTTCACGGCCATACCGGGCGGCGCGTGGATATACCCCTCGCGCAGCCAGGCGTCATACGGCACCTGGTCAACCCGGGCGCGGTCATACAGCGAGTCACCCGGCGTCCAGAACTCGACGAACGCCCGACGCTGGGTCGGGAAGTACAGCGCCAAGGCCGTCAGGTCTCGGCTGCCGGAAAGGTCAAGCCCGCCAAAGCAGGGCTCGCCCAGCAGCTCTTCAATGTCGAACTCGCGCTCGCAGCGCATCCACACCGGCCCGGATATCCACGGGTTCTCGGCGTCCACCCACTGGCAGAAGTTAAGGCGGCGCACCGTGCTCTCTTTCGAGGGCATGCCGCGAGCCTCGGTGACCTGCTCGCGGAGGTACTTGTATCCAGGCACCCCGCCGTTGCTATCGCCCGGCTTGCCAAACGCCAAGCTGGGGTTGACCTTGTGCCAGCAGGCTTCGTCCTGAAACGGGTCGTCGCCGTCATCCAGGCTGCAGACAAAGCCGAAGAAGCTGTCGTCCTGCTTGGTGCCAGCAGATACCGCTCTGGCGTACTCGTGGTAGTCGAAGCAGATGCTGGTCTTGTCGTGGCCGCTGTTGGTGATCATCACGATCAACGCTTGCCGGCGGCTCTTGGTACCGGCCCGCATCATGTCGACGACCATGCGGGTCTTGTGTTCGTGGATCTCGTCCAGCAGCGCGACGTGCGGGCGTGGGCCTGACTGGCCATCGTCTGCACTGATCGCGCGGAAGAAACTACCGCTGGCGGGGTGCGCCAGGTTCCAAACCTTCTCCCCGCGCCCCGTCTTTTCGATGCGGGCGGCCAGCGCAACGGACTGGTCAACCATCGACACCGCGTCGCGGAACAGGATCATGGCCTGATCCTTTTTGGTCGCAGCGGCGTAGATCTCGGCGCGCGGCTCCTTGTCGCTGGTCATGCCATACAGGCCGATGCCAGCTACCAGCGGCGACTTGCCAGAACCCTTGGCGGTTTCGATGTAGGCAGTCCGGAATCGGCGGTGGCCGTCTTGCCCCTTCCAGCCAAATAGGCAGCCAACAATAAACGCCTGCCATGGGTGCAGCAGGAACGGCTGGCCCTCAAACTCACCGCCGTTGAGGCAGAGCACTTCCTCGAAGTAGCCAATGGCGCGGGTGGCGGCGTCCACGTCCCACACCAGGCCACGCTCGCCCCCTGCCTTCAGGTCATCCAGGTGGCGCTTACAGGCGTTGCGAATATCAGGCCCAGCCACAATGCGGCCGGCGGTTACTTCTTGGGCATAGGCAGTCGCGCGATCAGAAGTACTTGTCTGCGATTTGCTTTTGCTCATTGGGGAACAGCTCGCCTTGCGGGGCCTCTACCCGCAGGCCTCGGCGGGCCAGCGGCGAGAAGCCGAATTGCCTCCCGATGGCGTCAACACGCGAGTTGAACATGGCACGCGCCTGCATCACCTCGGACACACTGCGGTAGCCAGTCCGGGAGGTCTGAAAGTAACCACGCACGCCATTGGTCGAGGTCTCGTTTAGCTCATCCATCATCCGGTCCAGCGCACGCACCTTACTCAGGCAGTGGCAGTACTCGGCGAGCGTATGCCCGTCCAAGCGCGTCACCAGCCCCAGCTTGAGCAGATCAGGGATCAGCCCGTCCCAGATCTGGGCGGCCTCTTCGTTGAGATGGTCTGGCTTGTCCGGTGCCTCTGCAGGTACCGGGGGGTTAAGCGCCTCATCGAGCAGCGCCTGCGCGTTCTTCTTGCTGGGGTTGCCCTTGATCAGGTGCACCACCGCAGGTTTGCCCGGGCGGCCTGAATTTCCATTGCCGGCCATAGTCTTCTCCCGACGGCGCTACCCTATCGGGGCGCCGTCCATGTATGTCAGCGGCGGTGCGTCAGGGTCGGCGTCTTCAGCGAGCGCCATGACCAACGCTTCCAGCAGCTGGTTGGTTTCTTGCTGCAGCTCGATCTGGCGCTGCACCAGCGGAGCGATGTCGCTGTGCAGGCTGGCGTCCATGCCCCCATCGGCGATCATGACCTCAGCGCCCAAGCGCTCAGCCAGTGCGCGCGCTTCCGCGAACAGCGCCGCGCGCTTTTCCGGCTTCAGAATCTGCTCGGCCTTGATGACCAGCAGCACCTTGCGTGAATCGCTCATAAGCCACCTGTACCCATTTCCGCATTCTGGCGCGCCGCTGTTCGCATGCTGAACAGGCCATCGCAACCTCCAAAAGCATCAGATTTCACGTAGCGCAACGTCCTGACCGAAAGGGGTACCCCCCCATTTTTCCCGGCGTTGCGTAAAAACCGGCGGGCGGGGTCTTAGGCGGCAGCCTGTGAACTTTTGCCCCACCCCTCCCCCTGTCGGGGTCATGCCCGCCAGTGGTGGTTGGCGTCCAGCGGGATTCCGTCCAGCCCGCAGCCGATCTCGCGGCCCGCCTTCTCGATGCGCTGCTTGGTCGAGTCGTGGTGCGTCGAGCACAGGCACTGCCAGTTGCCCTGATCCCAGAACAACCGCTGGGCCTCAGTGATGGCAGCCTTGTCGCCCGACTTGATCGCCTGCTTCAACCGGTGCGGCTTGATGTGGTCAACCACCGTTGCCGGCGTAACCCTGCCCTGCCGCTGGCACATGACGCACAGCGGATGGCTAACCAGGTAGGTCTTGGCAGCCTTGGTCCAGCGCGACGTGTAGACGCGCGGCTCAGACTGCACGCTGCTATTCGTCCGCACTCGACCGCCCATTTGGCGGCACCTCACACACCCCAGCCCGCTTAGCGGCCCAGCGCTCGAACAGGCTGCTGGCCACGTCCCCACCCAGCATGGCCGAGAAGATACACAGCGCCGCACTTAGGTACGGGTGAACCGCCAAGGCGAAGGCAGCCATGAATACCGCGATGCCAACCAGCCCAGCCGCACCGAAGCGCATGCCGATACGGGCGGCGATCTGCCGCCAGCTCAGCTCAATCAGCGCGGACGCTCGCAGCATCTCACCACTCAGGCCCGACGCCAGAGCCAGAAGTATGGCCACCCACAACGGGATCTCAGCAATGGCCTTGCCCAGTGGTGCAGGGTTGCTCGGGTCAGACATACAAACTCCAATGCTGAGGCGGGCGGAATGGATGCTGGAGACGGATTCGAACCGCGGACCTATTGATTACAAATCAATTGCTCTACCAGCTGAGCTACA